TGACCCCGTCACTCAAGTTTCAAACTCAAGTTTCATCCCTCTCCTCATGCTCGACCTCGACACCGAACTCGGCTCCCTCGTCAAAGAGGAACTCCAGCGCGGCTTCTACGCCCAAGCCGTCAACGCCCGGGCCAGGCAGCTACGCATCGCCCAAGCCAACGCGAGACTCGAGCACGCCCACATCGAGGGGGTAGGGCAGCACGTAGCCAGCATCGACGCCTTCGCCTTCATCGACTGGGAACGAAGAAACCCCGGCATCACCAGAGACAAAGACTGGCTCAAGTCCTTACTCCGCGACAACCCCGAGTGCCGGGTGCAGTCATCGTCCGCCAAAACCCAAGTCTCTTTCGCCGGCCTCAGCGCCCCCGGCACAGACCAAGAGCCCCCGGTAGGGACGGCTGGCCCAGCCGTCCGTCTGGCTGCCAACTGCCAACCGAATACTGCCAACTCCGCGGAGGCCGCCTAATGACCGCCGACGGTTACAATTATGAGGCGACATTAGGTAAGCCCTCCGCGGAAGACATCCGCGGCTTCCTCCTCAACATCCAAGAGGCCGAGTCCGACGTCGGCGGCTACCTCGACAAAAAGCAACGCAACTACGAGGTAAGGCACGCCATCTGGGCCGGCCAATCCCCCGACGGACGCAAACATTCCTCCGCCCTGGCCAAGCAAGCCTTCCCCTGGGAAGGCGCCAGCGACGCCCGTGTCCGCCTCGCCGACCAGATCTGCAACGAGAACGTCGCCCTGCTCACCAACGCCTTCTTCCGCAGCAAAATCCAACTCCAGCCCATCGAGTCCAGCGACTACGCGGCCAAGGTCAGCGCCGAGACCGCGTTGAAGTGGATGCTTTTCCAACACTGCGCCGACGACCTCCGCCGCGAAGTCGAACTCCTCGCGCAAATGCAGGAGCAATACGGCCTCGCCATCATGGGCGTGTTCTGGCGCCGCACCACCCGCACCGAATCCAAGACCATCACGCTCGACCAGCTCGCCGCCATGCTCGCCGAAACCGGCGACCCCATGATCCAGATTCTCCTCGAGAGCATCATGGACCCGCTCCAGGAGGACGACGCCAAGCAAATGCTCGCCGACCTCATCGGCCCGGCGGCCGGCAAGCTCAGCTGCGTCCGCGACCTCCGCAACACCGGCGCCTGCGCCTACGAAAATCCCTATCTCTTCGAGAACCGCCCCGAATTCGTCGCCCTCGAGCCGTGGGAGGACATTTATTTTCCCCCTCAAACATCCGACCTCCAACGCGCCCGCTACGTGGCCTGGCGCGAGATGGTCACCGAGACCGAGCTGCGCGAACGCATCGTCACCGACGGCTACAGCGAAGACTTCGTCACCGAGGCCCTCAAGCACAAAGGCGCCTACCGCCGCCCGATCCGCAACTACTACCGGCAAGAGATCATCAACCTCGAGACGGAGAGGGAGATGATCGAGCTCTGGCACTACTACCAGAAGCAATTCAACAAGGATCAGACGACCAGGGTTCACTACACCGTCCTGCACGAATCCGTCGCCGACGAAGTCGCCGTCAGCGAACTCTTGCCCTACGCGCACGGCGACTATCCCTTCGTCGAATTCGCCCGGGAACGCATCTCCCGCAACCTCCTCGAATCCCGCGGCGTCCCCGAGCTCCTCGAGAGCCAGCAGTATGAGATCAAGACCCAGCGTGATTTCCGCAGTGATCGCAGCGCGGTCGCGGTCCTCCCCCCCGTGCGCGTGCCCGCGAACCGGGGGAAACTAAATTTGATTTTCGGCCCCGGCGCCCAAATCCCGGAGCGCCGCCCTGGCGAATTTGGATGGATGGACCCCCCGAGATTCGATTCCGGCACCATCGAGATCGAAGCCTCTACCCGCCGCGACGTCGACGAATACTTCGGCCGCTTCAGCGCCAGCGTCCCGCAGCCGCTCACCATGCTGACCCAGCAAACCATGGTCGACCGATGGCTCCGCAGCAGCAAGGCCGTCATCGCCCAAGCCTTCGCCTTGATGCAGCAATACGTCAGCGACACCGAGATCGCCCGAGTCGCCGGCGCCATGCCCGCCCCGTTCCAAGTCAGCCGCGAGCAGATCCAAGGCCGCTACGACCTCGTCGCCGAATTCGACGTTCGTGATCTCGACGCCGAAGTCCTCGGCAAAAAGCTCGAATACATCGCCAAAGTCGCCGTCCCCCTCGACGTCGCCGGCGTCATCGACCGCGCCGGGTTGGTCAACTTCATCGTCGGGGCCGTAGACCCGAGCCTCGCGTCCATGATCGTGCGCAGCCAAGACGTCGCCACCGCCCAAGAGGCCGAAGACGAGCAGCTCGCCCTGACCAAGATCTCCGCCGGCATCGAGCCCCCATTACCCGAACAAGGCGTCAATCCCCAGCTGAGATTGCAAGTCCTCCAAAGCGCCATCCAAGCAAATCCCCAACTCCAGCAACGCTACGCCGGAGACGAAATCTACAAAGGCATGGTCGATGCGAGAGCCCAAGCCCTGAACTTCCAAATGACCCAAATCCAAAACGCCCAAATCGGAAGAACCGGCGCCGTCCCCGCCCTGGCGTCCCAGCCCCAAAGCATGGGCGGAGCCTTCGCGGCGCGTGGGTCAACAGCAACCCCCGCCGCCGCCTAAGTATGAAACTTGAAACTGGAAACTTGAGTAATCGGGTAGGGCGGGGCCTCCGGACCCGCCGCAGCAATTCACTCAGGTCTCAGGTCTCAGCCTTCATCCCTCTCTTCCAATGAACCCCAACGTCAAAGTCCGCAACATCCCCGGCATCAACATCCCGGAGCACGACCACGTCGACCTCCAGGACCGCGTCGGCACGACGAACAACTTGAACACCGTCACCTACCGCATCGGCGGAGCCAGCGGCGCCATCGTGAGCAGACTCCATTTCACCTACATCGGCGGAACTCCGACAACCAACAACGCCGAAGTCGCCACCTACTTCCGCACCGACTCCTAAAATGAATTTCTCAATCAACAATATGAGCCGAGCGAAGCGAGACAGGCTGAAGCGCAGCGAAGCCAAATTTCAAATTTCAAATCTGCAATCCCCGGTAGGGACCGCTGGCCCAGCGGTCCGGGCTCTTAGTCTTTTAGTCTCTTAGTCTTTCGTCTCTCCCTCGCCATGCCCTACAAATTCAATCCCTTCACCAACGCCCTCGATTACTTCGAGTCCGGTGGAGGAGGGGGATCTGCCTTCTTCGCAGGCGAAGTGGCAACCTATGCGGATCTCCCGCTCGACGGCACGGCCGCGCTCAATAGCCGCTGGCTGGTGCGCAATTCCAGCGGCACATGGCCGTTCCCGAATTACCGTCAGGGTGGCATCTACATCCGCACCTCTATAATCGGCTCCTCCCGCGATAACGACTACACGCTGGCCGACACAAAGCTGCCGGATGTCTTCGCTGACTCCGCGTTTTTGCTCTATGACAACAGCGACAGCACGCGCAACCTCCAGTTCGACCTCGGCAGCATCACCACCGGCACCACCCGCACGCTGACCGCGCCGAACGCCTCTGGCCGAATCCAGATCGAAGGCCAGCCCATCGGCAACACCACGCCCGCCGCAGGAACCTTTACCACGCTCACCGCCAACAACGGCACGCTCACGGCGTCCGCGCCTGTGCTTGATCTGGCGCAAGTTTGGGACAATTCAGCAGTATTTACAGGTTCCATTAGCGGCACGGTGCTTACCGTTACTGCCGTGACGAGTGGAACGATTGCGGTTGGTATGGAGCTAACTTCCAGCGGAACGATCACGGCTGGAACGACGATCACCGCTCTTGGCACAGGAACAGGCGGAACCGGAACTTATACGGTTAGCGTTTCGCAGACGCGCTCGTCAGCCACACTGACGGGCAGGCCCGTGTTTACAGCCTTGCGCCTAAATGCCACAAACACCAGCAGTGGTGCATCATCACGGCTTTTGGATTGTCAGATCGGCGGAATAAGCGTTTTGCAAACCAATGCGGCAGGTTTGACCGTAGTGCGCCGCTTGGGTGCTTCGGATTTTTCCACAGCATTTGAGGTTCGCGGTGGGGCTGGTGGGGGCGTGATTTTTAGCGTTCGAGATGACGGTGCTACGTCAGCTGGCAACGGAGTTGGGTCGGGGAATATGTATATACATCCAGCTTTCGGACTGATGGTCGGCGGCGGCTTACCCATTGCGTTTGCCACAAGCGGAAATCCTTTTACTGGCACGGACTTATTCCTGCTCCGTGATGGGGCGGCAAACACCCTCGGCCAGAGAAATGCGGCCAACGCACAGACCTTCAACATCTACAACACCTTCACCTCCGCGACGAACCACGAACGCGGCTTCCTCAAGTGGAGCAGCAACGTGTTTCAGATCGGCACGGAGAAGGGATCGGGCGGCGGGACGGCGAGGGCGCTGGAGTTTCAGACGGATGGGGTGACGCGGTTTGCTTTGAGCACTGCTGGAGTCGCCACATTCACGGCAACCAACACGCTTACTGTCACCCCAAACCATACATCAACATTCGCTGGCGCATCCGCCGTTCGTCTGGACGCAGTGCGTTTGGTTCTGGCAACTGGAGGCACGGATCGCATGATCCTTACGGCGGCAGGCAACCTTTTGACGGCGGCGGCGATGCAGATTCAGTGGGACGGACGATCAGTTTTAAGCTCCCCAGCAGACGGCAATCTTCTCGTCACGAACGGAGCGGCTACTGACTTCAACCGCCTCCAATTCGGCGGCACCACCACCAGCTTCCCCGCGCTGAAGCGTAGCAGCACCGTCCTGCAAGCTCGTCTTGCCAACGATTCCGACTTCTGCCCGCTCCAAGGCCAACTCCGCATTCACCAGAATGCCGTCTCCGAGACGATCACCGCGACCCACACGCTGACCTTATTTGACGCCGCTGGCACGGCTTACAAGGTGCCGTGCGTTGCGGCCTAATCTTATGCTAACGAATCCAACACCCATCGAAACGCCCGCCGTAGCCGCCAAAGTCTACGACAGGCTCCATGTCTACACGTTGTCCGCCATCCAGCCGACCGCCGATTCCGGCTCCATCACCGTGGAGCTTCTTCCCTGCACCCAAAGCGGAGAACTCGCCAACGGAAGCCTCGTCCAGCGCATGACCGCGCCGCTCACCCCCGAGATCCTGTCCGCCGTCCCCGAGCTGGCCGCCGCCTTCGACGCCGTCTTGGCCGCCATCCCCGCAACCCAAGCCTACCTCGCCGCCAATGAGTAACGTCACCCTCACTCCCGACCAGGCCAAGATCGTCATGCAATGCCTGGATCTCGCCGTCAAAACCGGCGGGCTGAATGCCGCCGCGCAGATCCTGCCCGTGGCAACCAACATCGAATCTCAACTCACCGCCGTTCCGCTTGTCACGCCGGAGCAAAGCGTAGGCGGAACCCCTTAGTGCCTTAGTGTCCCCGTGAGAACTGTCACCCTACAAAGCATTTTGTTACGCGCCTGGCAGAGAGTCGGCAACGACGCCTCATCCATCTCCAACATCCCGAGCGGTGCGCAGACCATGCTCGTCGCCGCGGCGAACGACGCCATCGAGGCCTGCTGGACCTGGGCCGATTGGCCCGAATTGTGCCGCATCGAAGAGCGCACCATCCAGGGCAACGAAACGAACGGCTTCTACATCGACTACGACCAAGGCGGCGGCGAGACCCCGATGGGCGAAGTCTTTGCCATCACTCGGGACAACCCGAACAAAACAGCCTCACCCCGCGAACTCCAATACAGCCTCCTCGGCGACAGCATCC